TCATGGTCCAACCGTTTAATTGTAGGAAACGATCAACTTTCCTAATCATCATGATCTCATCATCGTAGTTTTCAACGAGATGGCATGACAAGTATTCAACACCTGTTATTTTAGTGTAGATATCAAATTTTTTGGCAATTTGGCCTAATCCGAAAGGTGTTTCTTTTGTTTCATCTTTTGCGTAAACGTATTGCCATGCAGCATTTATATATTTATCAGCTAAATCGTCTCGAATGAATATGATTGTATCATCACCCGAAGCTTCAACGCGGAAATCCTTGCTGCTAATCCCGGCTTTTAAGGCAATGAAACGTGTGTAAAAAAGGGATCTAGTTGTATTCCCTTGACTTGTATTCATTTTGCCTGTTGCTTGTGTACCATGTATTAAATATTGCCAGCGTTTTTCAGCCTTGCCGCTAGTAACCAGTTGATCCCATGTCGTAATAATGGTAAGGAGATCTTCTGGTTTGCAATATAGTGCTATTTCATTTATATATTTATCAAATATTGCACGATAAATGCGTTCATCAATTGCTTCAAGTAATGCAGTGTGTTGAGTTGAATCAAAGGCTGAGCCATCTAGACACAAGATTCTTGTCTTAGTCCACTTTTTGTTCCATCTTGCAAATTTGATACACCTATCTTCATGTGTTATTCCACTGCCAAAACCATGGTCCATCTGCTTCTGTATATTTGATATGTGACTTATGAGTGGCCCCATAAGAACTTTACATATATCGTTTTGAGCCGTTATATTTCTGGCCTTAACTTTTGCTTTAGCACCATCAGCATATGCAATTTTAATTTTTTCATCTATTTTTGTGTGCATTTTCATCGCTTTTGAGTTATATTTTTTGCCATCATTGTATGACTGATATGCCTCTATATATAATCTTTTCTGCATACCTGTGTATGTGTTGAAAAATTGTTCTATCGTTGGAAAATCGTCACCATTTTTCAACAATTTTTGTATATATTTGTCAACCATTGGTTTTAACTCTTTAACTGTTTCCGGATCAGGCAGTACAACACACGAACATTGTCTGGCCAATGACTCAACGGTACATCTTTTACAACTATGCAACTTATATGGATAATTCTTCTGCACAAAGTGTCCGTT